GCCTATATATCTTAACGCAGGAACGGCAACAGCTCTTTCAGCGACAGTCGGCAGCAGCTCTTTGCCTGTATATCTTAATGCTGGAACAATAACTCAGTGTGGCACAAGTCTCGGGGTTTCAATAACAGGAAATTCTGCAACAACAAATCAGCTGAATGTTTCAGTACTTACATCTCAGTCTCTTGCTGATTATAAAACTTCCGGCCATTTGTATTATGCGGGAGGACGCAACACTGTTTCAGACAAGCCGAGTGGTGTTGATGCTTTCGGTATGTTTACAATGCAGACAGCGAGCGGATGGCAAGGTCAGATATTAATGGCATCCAACACAGCGACAAGTTTGTATTGGAGAACAGCAAATAATAATTTTAATGGTGGTTGGCGTAAGATATTAGATTCTTCAAATTATGGCGAGTATGCATACAGCAAGACTGATGCTGATGGTCGTTTCGTTAATTTAAGTGGAGATACAATGACCGGAGCATTGAAGGTTCCTGAGTTGCGTTTTACTAATGGAACAGCTATTTGGTTCGACCAATATGGTAATGTCACTTTTGGTTCAACCAGTTCTTCTAATTGGTGGTATATAGGCTCTTCTAGCAATTCACCCTCGATAGCAGTAAATTTTGGAACAGGAAATGTCGGCATCGGTCAATCTGCATCAACTACTTACAAACTTGCAGTGAATGGGGATGTACATGCGAACTCGTTTACCGGTAGTCTTAACGGCAACGCCTCTACTGCCTCAAAGTGGCAGGCTGCAAGAACTGTCACAATGAACGGTTTTGCCGATTGTTCTTTCAGTATTGACGGAAGCTCAAATGTTAGCTTTGACTATAAGCCTTATAATTTCTATCTTTCGGTAAACAACAAAAATAACTATCCTTGGCACCGTATAGCTAAAATAGGGCCTATAACATCATTTTATCAAGATAAAGAAGTCACTTTGTTGCTTTCACAAGGTTACGATGGCGGTAAATGGGGCATAGTAAGAATCACTTTAAGAACAAATAGTACCGGCACTGTTTCTACAGCTCATGTAGAATGGCTTAATAGAAGATCATTTAACAGAACTGATGTTAAGATTGGATTGTACAATGCTTCCGGAGAAACTTATGCTGATGTATTTTTATGGACTAACGGTGCTTATTCTAGCGTAACTGGTTTGGTGCTAACTCAAGGAGGAAGAGGCACTTTAGGCAGGACATGGACTCTTGTAAATTCCTCAGAAGTAAATAACACTACCACTACCGACAAGTTGACATCAACAGAATGTTGGACCTCAATAGAAGTGGCAGCGGAAGAGCTGCATAAGAAGGCTTATACCAATATTATTGAGGCCGATGATGCTGGCGGGGTCGGAATACTTTACGATCATGGTAAACTTACAGCTATTTCCGGCACCACAATGCCAAACGAAGGTTTAAGGCTATATAGGGCTTATAATAATGGTTATCCTGCCGCTTATGGAAACCTTATGAGTGTTCGCGGTGAAAATTCAGGTGCAGGAGAACTCTTGCTTGAATGGAAAGGAAGCACAGAACTTGGCCATATATATTACAGAAGCAAGCGTGACAACACAAGCAGCGGATGGTCGAGCTGGGGAACTCTTGCGTTCCTGACAGATAACGTGGCTAGCGCAACGAAGCTGCAGACCGCCCGCTCAATCAACGGTACCAGCTTTGACGGTACAGAAAATATTACCACATTTAAATGGGGATCATCACGCAATATTTATATTCGTGATGCATCACAGACACACACAGGAGAGGCAGTTAGTGTTGACGGGTCGTCAAATGAATACCTTTTACTTCCAAAAGATGTGGCATTCGATCAGATAACAATAAATACAAAGCTGATTTCAAATGGACAGACTGACTTCAACAAACAGTGGCTGAAGAATATTGGCGGTATATGGTTCGGTTCAGCAGACAGTTCAAGTGTTTTTGCCAGCTTTGACGGCGACGGCACGCAGACAGGTTTACAGAGTAAAGTCGGCACAAGCATATATTTCGGTTGGCGCGGCGGAACAAGAGCTATGACAATAGACTCAGCCGGAAATGTCGTTATAGGTAACACATCTACAGTAAATTCAGCATACAAACTTGATGTAAAAGGAGATGTGAGAACACAGGGAGATATTGTGCCGTATTCAAATGGGCAATACAATATCGGTAGTTCGGGCGCAAGATGGAGCGCGTTGTTTACACAAGGTATTGAATTATATGGTTTTACCCCTTATATAGACTTCCACTTCAATAATTCATCTGCAGATTATACTAGTCGAATAATTGAAGTTGTAAGTGGGTGTTTGGCTATTAACGGAACTTTGTCTGTCTTGAAAAGCGGAAATGTTGGTATCGGTACGACGATACCAACCGAGAAGCTATATGTATCTGGAAACATTGCAGCTACCGGAGCCGTGACAGCCTTGGTATTGAGCAGCAGTTCTGACATAAGGCTGAAGGATATACGGAAAAATGTATGCCTTTCCGTTGAGGAAATAGCAAAGGCGCCTGCGGTGGAGTTCTCGTGGAAGAAAACCGGAGATTTGGCAGTAGGTTCTATAGCCCAGTATTGGCAGCCTATTTTACCGCAGGCAATACATAAACGCGACAATTACCTGAGCATGCAGTATGACGTGATAGCTCTACTTGCATCAATAGCTAACGCCAGACGCATACTCTCGATAGAGAAAAAGATAAAAGAACTCGAAGAAGAAGTTAAACGTTTAAAAATATCATAGCATGGGAGTAATAGACGGAAACATAGTATCAGCCCCACTGAACACAAGAGATGTAGGCTCTGTTCTTGGATCATCATCGAATGATGTTGGTACACTTTGCACGCATGCAAATATCAACATGTGGGCAAAATTCAAGCCCGTGCCGTTGCGTGCCATCTTTCCTGAAGATACCTTAAAAGGTTCTTCAGACTGGAACGGGAATCCTCAGTCAAGTTCGCATAAGCCTTGGTGGTATGGCGACGGAGACCAGCCGGCATACACGGTCCCTGTCATAAGCGAACTTGCAGATATGGGAAGTAACGGCAACCAGAATAGTGATGCTGTATGGCGGTATAACAGACCTACCGGCAAAGGCTCTAGTGCTGCATATCCTGACTTCCCTTTCAGGCTGACAGACTTCGTAGGTTACAGACACGACGCAAGACCGCCATTCACGGTAAACCTTCCTACAGAACTGACAGCTGACAATTTTTCATATTTTGGCGTTGACATGCCGGACCGCGAACAGGGCGAGCTTGACTTGTCTGACATTTGCGACATACTGCATCTGAGTGCAGTATATATAGGCATAATAATTAAGAACATAACGCGTGGTATAACAACGGCTTATGTAAGCACGACTGCTCTCAATGCCAACAACAGCGACAGCTGGGCTTTGCCTGTTGTCATTAACAACGGCTCATCTATTGAGAACGGAGGCGCCGGCCAGACTATATCAGAGTCAGATACGATAGATGTCTATCTGTTTCTTTCTACTTCTGCAGGTGAGACAAATTGGGAGGCGATGACAAAATATAGTGCATTGCTTACTTCCAGCATGCACATCTACAGGAGATATAAGGGATATAGCCATAATATCAAGATTTTCACAGGTACATATACGTATGTCCTGGAAGCAGAAAACATCCTTGATTGGGGCAAGACATGGTACTACAAGGACAGCGACGGAAACATATTCTCTTTCCGAAAGACTATTGACCAGATTTCAAACCCGGACTCAAAAGTTACCGTTAAGCTCACCAGCGGAAGCACTGCATACGATTCACTGCGTGCCACAATCGTACAGAAAGGCAAGGTAAAGGACAGCAATACAGGACAACTGACAGAGATAAATCTCGTCTACACCTTGGCATACAATGAGGGTGCAGGAATGATCGGCACATCAAACAAGAGCCTAGTGCTCGGAACGAAGTTTAATACAATCTCATTTGCAGCATACCCCACGGAGGAAGACGCTAACAGAGAAAGCAACATACAATGGATGCGAGGCATGCCGATAGTCCAGAACATAGAATATAACAACGCGGATGCTAACCTCGAAGGTGCTGTTACGGGTAACAAGCTGGATGTAACCGTAGTGATTTCGCCTTCATCTCAATATACACGAATAGACCTCACCAACAACGGTACACCCGTGAGCGTGGGATAATGATATTAACTTTTAAAACAATACAATTATGGTAGAAATTACAAGTAAGACAACAACAGCGAACTTTAACTACAGTGATGAAACTTACCTTATCAGCGGTGAATACCGTGCGAATATGGAGGGTAAAATGGAAAGTGTTTCCATGAACATTACAGACACCGAAAAAGCCTACAAAGGTTCTGCGAATGCCTATCCTGACGGAGATAATGTGAAATACAATATCTCATCGGTGGATATTAACGACATGTCTAAGATAGCTCAAAGCATTAAGACATGCGTTGACGAACTGAAGGTTAAAGTGGAAGAATAACACACTGTAAAGCTAGAGAGAGAAAAATAAGTTTAATAAAAAAACATTAATTAATAAGTTATGAAAAAAATATCAACTGAGAAGATTTTGAGTGTTTACAACCTTATCAACGACGCAAAACTCACAAAGATGGATGATGAGGACAAGTTCAGAATGATTAAAATCATCCGCGTCTTGAAGCCGGTGGCAACCAACTTTGAGGACTTTAAGAAAGACGCCAGCGAAAAGCTGAAAGGTGAGAACCATGAGGAGATGCTCGAAAAGGCTCAGAAATGGCAGACTGAGGGTGAAAATACAACCCTTACCGAGGCCGAACGTATAGAGATAAACAAATACTTCACCGACTATAACAACAAGATTGTTGAGTGCCTGAAGGAAGAAGCAAAGAAGGAGAACGAGTTGGACTACGAGTCGCTGGGTGCCAGTGCCTTCGGAAAGTTCGTAGCCAGCAACGACTGGACTCTGGGCGAGATTACAGCGATTGAGGAAGTTATTTAATAAGGGGAATTGTCGTTCACACGGCAATTCCTCTATAAATTGATTGATATGTTCGAACAAGATGTTTATATGAACAGCGGCACCAGAATGTTTACGTTCGCCATGATGGGCAACGAGCTTGTTGCCGTGATATATGATGCACGCTGGTTTTTGGCGACGATACTTTTATGTGTATTAGCTGACTTCCGCTATGGTTGGGGCGAAAGCAGCAAGCGGTTCAATATGGCCAAGAAAAAGGGAGACAAGATAGTGATGTCGCAGTATAAGTGGCGCACGTCAAGGGCTATCAGAAGGTCAATCAATAAGTTGATGGACTACCTGATGTGGGTGAGCATAGGTGCTTTTATTGGCATGGCTCTCCTTAAGCCTATAGGTGTTGATTACATGATGGGCGGTTTTGTAGCCACTTGTATTGCCGTCGGTTGTGAAGCAAAGTCTTTCTTTGGTCATTTCTTTTGGCTTCATGGGGTAAGGATTGAAGAAAAGAGTATTAAGGGCTTTTTCAGGGCGTTTGTCGTTGCTTTCGCAAAGCGCAAGAACAAAGACATAGGTGAAGCCTTGGAAGCCGGTTTTGATGAAATAGATAAAAAGTAAAATTATGAGAAGCATTAAAAGAATTTTTGTACATTGTACTGCAGGAAGTCAGAAGCAGACAATAGAGGATTTGAGAAAAGAGTTTAAGAACAAAGGCTGGAAGAACCCCGGCTACCATTATGTGGTCATGCCTGATGGCACGATAAAACAGATGCTCGGAGAGGAAAAAGTGAGCAACGGAGTACAGGGCTACAACTCGACATCTGTTAATGTTGCCTATGTAGGCGGCATAGACTCAAATGGCAAGGCTGTAGACAACAGAACTGAACCACAGAAGGCAAGCCTCATAAAGCTGCTTAGAGAACTTAGAGGCCGTTACCCGAATGCTCAGATACTCGGTCACAGGGATATCAGCCCTGACACCAATCATAACGGCAAGGTTGACTCATGGGAGAGGATAAAGGAATGTCCTTGCTTTGATGCCATAACAGAATATAAAGGTATATAGTTATGGGAATAGTTAAAAGGTTGTTATATCTCATTATCCCCTACATCATATTGAGTTCGTTGGCAGGATGCAAATCTGTTCAGTATGTGCCTGTGGAGACTGTTAGAACCGACAGTATTTATGTCGACAGATACCAGCGTGACAGCATATATCAACGAGACAGCGTATTCGTTAACAGATGGACGGCTGGAGATACCATATATCAGGATAAGGTCGTTTGGAAGTACATCTATCGTGACAAGGTAAAATATGACACGGTGGCCACATTGCGTTCAGATACAATAAATGTCCCCTACCCTGTTGAATGCAAAC